AATTTCTTATATTCAGCCTGGGTTGGGTTGAATCTAAGTGCAGTTTTGTCATGTGCATGCATAGCGCTCTGCAAAGCTTGATATGCGCACTGTCCATCTCCGAATTTATTTTTCGGTTCATGCTGGACTGCCGGTACGTTAACGACCTTGACATCGACGATTGCATCTTCTTTTACTGGTTCCGTGACACTTGGAACATCAGTTTTTACCTGTTCTGGGTCAACCTTAAAAACTGATTCTGATTTAAAGTCCGTTTCAGTATTGATGGCCCAATCCGCTTTGATGGCATCAAACGGTTTTGTAGAATGGGGGATATTCTCATACATATAATGTTGTAAGTTAACTACCCTCACCTGCATTAGGTTAGATACAATTTTATCCAAATGATTCATGTCATCAACGCTTTCGTAATTGCTAAACCACGAGTCCAATAATTCAGACTGTGACTGCTTAATCAAGGTTTTAAACTTGATCCAGCTCTGACTAATAACACCACGCCTGCGGTCTTTATCAATCTTGCTGAAAGCAGCCTTAATGGTTTGTGTGGCATCACAACGTCGAATAGCGACGTACAAAAACAAATTCAATACTAGTTCATTGAATGATTCATTCTTGTTAGCAATACCTTGATACACTAATTCATTATCCGCGCCATATATCAAACTTTTACTAAAAGCGATACAATGTGTGTTAAAGGCTGGATATGCGAAAGCCTCCCTAGTCAGTTTCAATCCGTATGTGATAGCATTATGTATAAAATCTGTCTCAGACACAATGTAACTAGCGTTATAATTACCAACAACACCTTGCATAGTTTTAATTATGTTAGGAACCACAGAATATTGCTTGTGGTAAATGTTAGTAAAATCAAACACACGGAATAACCGTTCATTCACGCATGGGTGTTCTATACGCGTGAACCTAAGGATGAAAAAATCAGAAATATTATCAACTATCTCGGAAACGATATCGAAGTCTTTACATTTGATGCGATTGACTACCAAATATGACTTCCATACGTTATAATCATGACAATAACCATTACTTCCGTCGTTGAAGTAAAATTGTACACGATTACCACTCAGTTTGATATTATAAACCGGTGATGGGATGTTGATCTTCTTATTGTTTAGCACTGCCGGTAAAAACATTGCTACATCATACACAACTGCTTGATGTATGTTGAAAATGTCAGCCAATTTATTGAGATCAATATCATAATTGGCGTTAACACTATAACAATAAGGTGCTTTAAAGGTGCAATTTTCAGCACCAGAGTGGCATACAGTCAATTGATTGTTGCCACGGGCGGTTTGAAACAGTCCATCGTTCTTCTGACGAACTGCACTGTGGGTATATCGTGATTTCTCACGATCGGATATGATACGGGCACATATGTGTGTGCCATCCGCCGGTGTGTAATCATAACCTCCACCTACATCTACCGCACGTTTATACTCACTGGCTAATTTAACAAACTTCTTGGTGGCATAGTCTGTCATAAAAGCTGCAAGTGCATGCGTTCGATGGGCCAGGTGTTTAGTGTTACCGTTGTTCCGCAACACAAGCTCCCTAGGCAGTAGAGCGTCCTTCAACCAGTTGTACTCTGCTAAAGTCAGAGCAATCGGGCACCGCACCGTTGTACTGGCGATGCTATTTGCACTAATGATTGCGTTAGATACAAAACCATGATCCATGCTCGCTAACTCCCCAGCCCTATTGCTGGAGTAGTAAGGATTAATCGACATATTAAATGTGGAAGTGGATATTGGATATTTGATATTAGGAAGTGGG